TGGCATTCGCCCAGGTGCGGCCAGCGTCACCACCCCAGCCATTCCATGCCTGCCAGCCTTTGCCTTGCTCGTCCCAGGTTGCGCCTTGCTTGTCTACTTCATGCCGATCGAAGTAGGCTTTCATGCGTCGTACAGTGTCGGCAGACAAAGAACGCTTGTTGATGATGTCTCTCGCTCGAGCCAAACCAACGGCGGTCATTCCGCGTTCCGAAGCAGGCTTCGACTCACGAACATCCAAAGCGCGCTTTGCGTTGGCCGCCATTGAGTCGTTCGGAACGTAGCCATCCTCGGCAAAGTCGATGACGATGCGTTGATCGTGCAGCTCGGAGTCTGCCTGCGATGCTTCAGGAGCGGGAACAGCAGCGACTGCCTTTGCATCCGCTGCCCCCTTGGCTGTCGCGTTGACCGCATCAACCGCGTCCTGCGTGACCTGACCACCGAGCGCAGACGCCATCGCCGGATTGGCTGGCAACTGTTGAGTGACCATGCGGATCGAAGTTTCCGGCACGCCGTAGCGCTGCGCTAGTTCCGAGATGAAGTTTGCCTCAATCGCAATCTGCTCAAGACGACCGAAAGCGTCGGTGCCTTCCTCGGCTGCAATCTCTTGCAGCGACTTAGCGCCTTGGCGGTTCTCGTTCAGATTCGCCGCAGACTCGCGCCCGATGTCGATCGTCAGCTTGGCTGGGAAGCGCCACTCGCCGCGAGTCGCACGCTTCATCGCCTGCACGACCGTCTCACCCTCACGACGCGGAGGCGGCGGGATCAGTTCGCGCGCGATAGCATCGAGGATAACTTGGTTCTTGATCGGATCGAGCACCTTGTCTTGCAACAGTCCTTGATGGCGCGTGAACACGCGATCAGCCGCCGCAAAGTCAGCGCGAACGCTCGGTCCCTTGTAGTTCTGTGTACCGAACAGAACGCCTTCGGGAATGCCGACACCGATTGCGATCTCGTGCATCAAGTGCTGGACGAAGCCCTCAAAGGCTGCGCTCGGCCTCGACGGCATCACCTCGATCTTGTCTGCGCTGCCGAAGTATCGAATGTTGCCGATGTCGCTCAGTTCGTTTTTCTGCGTTTGACCGTTCGGGAGCGTCGACGCCGGCGTCGGCGTGAACAGGTTTCTGCCGTTGGCAGTTCCTCGGTCAGAAAATACGAGGGCGGCTTGCTGACTAGCAAAGCGGACGCCAGCTTTCTCAGCTTCCAGAATCTCGTAGAGCATACGAGCCGTGCGGATTGCAGCGTGGAAGTCAGTAACTCCACGGTATTGATCCACGCGAAACGGATCGTAGTAATGGCAGAAGAACTGACTTTCGATGTCTTCAGGATCATAATAGACGCCCTCTCTGGTCACGCGGAACACTCGGTACGCCACAGGACGACCGAACTCATTCGTGAAGATGCCTTGGAAGTAGTTAGCCGGGTCCGCGCCGAGTGCGTTCGGATTGCCGATGCGCGTGCCAGGTACAAGCTGGATCTTAAGTTCACCATCGACGCGACGAATCACAAAGCCGCAGTCGCCGTCAACTGGTCGCTGCTCGGCTGCAAGCTGGATCAGTTTCTTAAAGGTGTGCCGGTTCGTGACGTCGCACGTCTTGCACCACTCGTGGAAGTAGTCCGACACAATCGCGTTGTACTCACGATCGCCGGTCGTCGGTGAGTACTCGTGCGGAGTCAGGTAGTTGCCGAACTTGCGGCTGATCTCGCGCGCTTCGGGAAAGTTCTCAACGAGGTCGCGAGCTTCCCACATCATGACGATGCGGTCGCGGACGGTCGTGTTCGACTCGGACGGCAAGCCGTACTGTTTCGGCGCGTAGAGTCGATTGGTCTGCGCTGCGTTGTAGTTGAAAAGCGCCGCCTGCACGCGCGACTCCATGCGCTTCAGTCCCCACGCCGGCGCAACTGCCGAGATTGCCTTATCGTACCACGGTGCCGAGGCGATGACCTTTGAAGCGTCGAAGTCCATGTTAGTTCCCGTTGAAGCTGACGTAAGTGACATCTGCGCTGGTGCCGTTCTGGTAGTCGATAGCAGCCACGATCTGGCCCAGCATGACGTTGAGGCGGGAAAGGTCTGCGCGCGTGACGCTCTTTCCGTTCAGCGAGTAGGAGCTGTTAACCAGCACAGCGCGAATCGCGGCCAGAGTCTCGGTCTTCAGCGTGGCGAGCGTGGCAAGATCCAAGCCCTCAAACGGGTTGTCAGTTCCCATACTTTAACGTCCAAACGTTAAAGGCAGGAGCGCAGACTTGCGCTAGCGTTAATCCTTTTTAGGCGGCGTGTAGCGAATGACGCCGGCGATGGTCGCCATACAAAGCAGCATCGAGGACGTGTCTAGACCGTGGTTCGGTGCATTGCTGCGAACCTCGCGCCACTCCCAAACGCCCGTGCGCACCTCAACCTTAGACTCGCCCTTGAGGTGCTCGACATAGAGCGGGTTCACGTCGGACGGTAGCTCCCATTTTAGGTCGCCTTTGCCATCGAGCGCCGCCGCTAGCGTGTCTTTGAAGTAGTCGCCGCTCCACTCGTAAAAGTAAACGTCGCCGCCTCTATAGTCGCTGACGCGCGGTTCGCTGAACGGAAAGTTGATCAGCTGGTCTGTGTGCTCGTCTCGCATCGTCCAGGTTTTGCGCCCGTAACCACGCATACCACGCCAGCCGAACTCTGCGCAATCGCGGTCAACGTCAGACGGTCGGTATCCTCTGTCCTGCGCAACGCACGAATCCGGCACAGCGTACCGGCGCTGAATCTCGCGCAGGTGGTCGCGCGTGTCCACGCGGCCAAACCACAACTGCCGATAGCGCGGACCAGTCGCAGTCGAGAACGCGCCGATCTCGACCCACCAGTGATCGAGCTGACGGTCCAGCGCCATGAACCGGATGACCTCGTTGTCGATCTTCTGGCCGGCGGTGTACTGCTGCGACGAATAGTCAGCCTGCGTGGCTTGGAACAAGTTGATCGTTTTCTTGACGACCAGCCACGGCTTGGCCTCGCGCTTCGTGCGAAAGTCGATGCGCATCTGATCATCGCCAGTCCGCAGCGAGTGGTTCTCGGCCTCGCAGAACTCCTCGACAAGAAACTTCATCGGACGCGCGACGACTGCCTCGATCCGGAATGACACGTTCTCCGGTTGCGCGTCTGTGCGCGTTGCAATGAAGCGTCCTGTTTTCTTCCAGGCTTCGCGCGTTGCGTCTGAGTCCGACGACTCATGACCGCAATGAACGCAGCGGAACCGCGTCGATGCAACCGCGCGCGCCACGTCCCATGAGTTGTCGTCGCGCTTTGCCTCGCGGTCCCATACCACGCCGGCGCGCTGGTCACCGCTGGACTGGTCGAAGACAATCGGATGCGGCTTGTGGCAGCTTGGACAGTCTGCGTGCCACTCCTGCTGATTGCCGCCGACGTAGCTTGCGTGCTCAACGTTGCCGGTCTGCTCGTCCATAACGCACGCTTGGCTGACGTTGTAGACTTTGCTTCTCCCGACTTCCTCAAACTTCGACACGCGCGCGACGGCGTGACCGTAGACCTCCTGCCAGCGCGGAAGCCAGATCTCGTCGTTGATTTTATACCTGATCGACTGCGACTGCTGCGTCGAAAGGTTGGCGGCGTTGAGCGTCAGGAAGAATCCGCCAAAGAAGATCTCAGTTGTCGTGCGATGCGGCCCAGGTTTTGGCAGCATCTCTGCGACTGGTCGGCAGCGTTCCAGCAGCGGCCACAGTCGCGTCTTGCCATGACGCTCGACCATGTCGTCGGTCTGCATTGTCCAAGAGATCGGTCCCGGATCATTCGCGATGATCCACGGGAGCCAGACATCAGCGACCAGCGTGCCGCCGATCTGAACGGCCTTGCGAAAGTGGACGCGACGGATCAGCGGATCTTTGAGTGCGTCGAAGATCGGAATGAGCCATGGCGACAAGCGCACGTTGAACACGCCAGGTGTTGCGTAGCTTTCCGGCAACTGGACGTGCCGCCGCGCCCAGTCGTAAATCGGCGCGCGATCCGGTCGCGGAAAGCGCAGGTCGGCCAAGGAGTCTTTGGCTTCAATCATAGCTTAGACCATTGATCAGCCATTGCTTCAGCGATGCCCAAATACGTCTCGGAGCGAATCGCCCATCGGTGCTCGCTCGGTGCTAGCTTGTTCTGACCGGAGGCGGTCTGATTTGCCCAGCGACCGCTCGCCGGCTTTTCCATCACGTTGCTCGGTTTGAGCAGCGGAAGTCCTTTGAGCCAAAGACACGTTGATTTACTTTCGGGATGACCGAACTGCCAAGGCTGGATGATCTGCTCAGGTCGCCGGATTCGCGTCGAGATACAGCCAATCGGATTCTCCAACGCGATCTTGGCAATCGGCGCATCGAGGAGCAGACGCACAAAGTCGAGCGCCTCATCGGTCAGTTGTGCGCGACCTTCACGCCGCTTGTTCCAATGCAAACCGGAACTGCAAAGATAGGTGCATGGCGGATGAGCGATCATCAAATCCCATTGCGGTCGGTCCTCTGGTCGACCGAACAAAACACCATCGCGCTCCATGTACTCGACTCCGTCCTGAGTAGGTCCAAGACAGCCACAGGCGTCGGTGCAATTGTCGGAGATGCGGCAAACTCCGTCTGCTTCTGGATCGCATTCACCGAAAAAGCGAACGGGAGTCCAGCCGTCGAGGATGTGCCTGACGTCTCCTTGATAATGCAGACCGGCAGTCTTGGCCGGCAAGAGATCGCACGACCAAGCATCACAGCCGCGCGCAGTGAATGCGTCACGAACAGCGCCGGAAAACTCGCAGGCGACGAGAACACGTTTCATGGTATGCGAAGGAGGATGTCGGCCAAGATTTGCCGTGATGGTCGAGGCTCGCCAATCGGCCAAACCAGAGGAGAGATCAAGATCATCTCGCCCGCTAATCCCCCAGAGGTTACCTCGTAAACGATCTGCGGCTCGTCTTTCGCTCGATGGTACGGCTGCACGACCACGATGTCACCGACACGGTATTCGCTGATCATGGCTGCTTCTTCTTTGGCCTGCCGCCCTTTGCGCCGTTACGGCGCGCCGCCTCGGCCTTGGCCTGACTGCGCGCGCGACCGCCGCGTCGACCTAGATGCGCCATGACTGCTCGGATGTCGTCAGGTGTTGGCTGGCTCATGAGCGCTCACCAATCCAATGCGGCAACACTCCGAGTTCCGCTGCCTTGCGGTCAATCAGCCAGCCGGGAATCTCAAACTTGTCCTCGGGTTGCGTATAGTAGTCGTCAGTCACAAAGGTGAGCTGGCTTTTAGGGAACCAAGCGATCCGCTTGCTGCTGCCGACTGCCACCCCAACCGCTTTCTCGGTTTCGCGAATCGCAACGCAAAGCGTGCTGTCGCGCGTGCCAGCAAGAAACTCCTTGAGGTACTCGGTCATCGTCGTGCTTTTCATCATGCGACTAATAAAACCCAACCCGCTCAGGATTGCCAGAACAAAGTGACTGGAACGGGCGGGCGGATTTGTAACGGTCATTCCGCCTCCTCGCTGCCAGCGCCTGACTTGCTCTGCTTCACGGCGTCAGTTTCAAAACGTGCAAGGTTTGCGTTAACCACTTCTCGGATCTCATCCAGGATCAGCGACCCTTCAACGTTCGCCTCGGCTGCGCTCTTGCCGGCGACGCGCGGCCCCAGCTCGACCTCCAGCTTGAGCCGCAGCAGCAGATCCAGCTTTGACCCAAGCAGCCGCAGCATCGCCTTGACCACCGCGCGGTCAACCACGTCGCCACGCATTGCCGCCAGCTTCACGTCCTTGAGCGCGATGTCGCGTTGCAAGGACTGTGCTTTAAGTTCTGCCAGGTTGCCCGTCTCTTGCGTGATGTAGACGCGCTGCAAACCGTTCGCGTCGGCCCATGCCTTTACG